TTGTGAATAACTTTCGAATCTCTGAAGCTTCATAAACAGCTTCGTTACCATTCTTAATCATTTCATCTGTAATCTGAAGTGTTGTCTTCTTCAAATCATTGCTTGAAATCCTCAATGCAGCACCACCATAACGAGGATTAATCTTGTTACCATCGTGTAATGATTCATTGCGATTGCAGAAATCAATTAACTTGGTGAAGCTCTCAAATCCTCTCAATGAGTAATTGTAGATGAAGTCAATCAACTTCCAAGACTGCTGTCCCATGTTGAATTGAATAACTCTGTCATCAAACTCTGTTTCCTCAATATCTTCATAAATTACTCTTAGAATTGGATGTTCAATCAATCCCTCTTCCAAAATGTACTGAAGAGCCTTGAATCTACAGTTACCATCAACAATCTGATTTGTGTTGATATCAACAATGATAGGAGGAATCTTGTCCATATTCCCTTCTTTTACAATAGCATCCTTAATTTCCTTGATGTGCTTTTCCATAGCATCTTCTCTTCCACCTCGGTTGTTAAGGTACTTTACAAAAATCTCTCCCACTGGGATTTCTTGCGCATCAAATGCGTAAATCTTGTCGTATTCAACATTGTTCTTCAATGGAACATTGTACTGAATACATTTTTCGATTAAAATTGGATTCATTTTTAAATAAGTTTAAAATATTAGTAATACGTCCACATTAGGACAAAAATGTTTTTCATATGCTGATATTGCAAAGATATATCTGAGATTTTTAAATTCCAAATTATAAATCATAAAATATGTTAAAATATCGTATGTTTATAATAAACTATTAATAATCTATTCAAATATATAATAAAATATCATGGGTCGTAAATTAGGAAGCCTTAACAAGAGTACCATTGCCAAAATGCAAGCACAAACATCAAAAGGTGGTGGTGTTTCCATTATGCATTTCGACAAGCAAATCGAAAACAGTGCCATCGTTAGACCAAATGCATTGTATGGTATTATGAACTTTGGAGTTGATAACTTGTACCCTTACAAGCTTATCAACCTATATAACACATCAGTAACCCATAAAGCATGTTGCGATTTCTCCACCAATGCTATCGTTGGCGAAGGAATTGATTGGGAGTCAATGCAAGTGAAGAATGGTGATATTCCAAACCCAAACTATTCAATGGGATGGAATGAATTTATCAGGGCACTTGCTTTTGATTTCAGCCTCTATTCAGCATTCGCATTCCAAATTATCAGGAACAAGGATGGACGTACATACTCATTCTTCCCACAGCCAATTGAAACTGTAAGAGTTGAAGAGGCAGATGAAGATGGAGTTATAAACAATGCTTACATCTGCAAGGATTGGTCTGCCACTGGAAAATATCCACCAATTAAGATTCCAATGTTTGGTTTCCAATCAGAAAGAGAGATTCCAAAGGGTGTACCATATTTGTTCTATCACAGACAGATAAACCCAGTTAATTTCTACTATGGTCTTCCAATCTATAGTTCAGCTATTAATGCAATCCAAGCTGAGGCACAATACCAGACATTTGACTTGAAGAACATTGTTAATGGATTCACACCTGTTGGTTGTCTGACATTACCAGAAGTAGAAACTTCAGAGGAAAGGGATGCAATCATCAAGAATATTACCTCAATGTTCTCTGGTGCTGAAAACTCAAATGCCTTGATGGTGACATTCCGTAACAACATCGAGGATAAGGGTGTGGAATTCGTTCCATTTACCCAGAAGTCACAGAGTGCTGACCTTTATGCAAATGCAAATGAGAGAACCATTAATCGTATCATGGCTGGATGGAAGATTCCTTCAAAGGCATTGATTGGTTATCCAGCAGATAACACTGGATTCTCAGACAGTGGAGCTTATATGGAATCAGCTTATGCTTTGTATAACGTTAATGTTGCAAATAACGCAAGACGAGAGATTCTTGATGTCATCAATCAGTTGTTCCAAATGAATAATGTGGATGTTGAAATCGTGTTAAAACCATTGAGATATAAGATTGATGATGCCCAGACAACACTTCCAACCGAGAACAAGCCACAAGATGAGGCAAAGGATGAGGAAGAAGTTGAAGAAAGAGAAAATGATACAATTTAATACTAGAATAAGCGATGATTATCAACGAAAAATATTTTAAGGAGTACAGTCCAATTCCTCTCAACTATAACATGAAGGAATTGAAGAACTATATCAAGGTAGCTCAAGAGATTTGGGTTAGACCTTTGATTGGTTCAGATTTGCTTGAAGAGATTGAAGACCAAGTGGAGAAAAATACAGTATCACCAGAGAATGCAACATTGCTTACAGAAGGTTTCTTATGGCAGTACCTTTCTTACGCAACATGCCTTGAGGGTCTAAGCTTCATATGGGCGCATTTTTCAGAAACTGGAATCAGCCTTGGTAAGAGTGACAATAGTGATAGTGTAACGTTGAAAGACCTGACATATGTTGAAGCAAATCTTCGCAGACAGACAGAGTTCTTGAAGGAGAGTGTAAAGAAGTTTATTTGCGAACACTCAGATAGTTATCCTCTTGCAGATGTTTGTGCGTGTGGCTGTCCTAGCTGCTGCAACAAGAATTCAAAGCTGATTGAACCAAATGCAAATTTCATGGTGTATACCAACTATAGAAAGAACACCAAACTAAGATAATAAAATTGTAAGGCAAATGATAAGCATAGTAACAATTAATCTAAACAACAAGGAAGGGTTGGAACGTACAATAAAGAGCGTTCTAGCCCAGACTTGTATTGATGATATCCAATATATTGTCATCGATGGCAAATCAACAGATGGAAGTGTAGATGTCATCAAACAATATGCAGACGGTATAGACTATTGGGTATCTGAGAAGGACAAAGGTATCTTCAATGCGATGAACAAGGGTTTGAAAGAAGCCAAGGGTGAGTATGTCTTAATGCTTAACAGTGGTGATTATCTTGCCTCAGCAGACGTTATTGAACAAGTCTTGAAACATATTGATGGCAGCATTATTATTTATGGTGATATAACACTCTTCAAAAAGAATAAGGCAATGGTTAGCTACATTAATGCTGAGTATGTGACAGAAAACACATATTCATTCAAAAACAGAAAGATTGATAACGCTTTTTTCAAAGTGGCATCATTGCCGCACCAAGCAACATTCATAAGGACAGATTATCACAAGGAACATCCTTATAATGAGAATTTCAGAAGTATTAGTGATGGTTTATTCTTTAAGGAAGCCATTCTAAAGAACAAGGTAACACATAAGTACATACCAGTTAATGTATCATGCTTTGAGCTTGGTGGAATGTCATCAACAGAATTAGCAAAGAAAGAACAAGATGATTATTTTTTTAAATATTTAGACAAATGAGAACAGCAGTTGTAGCAATAGCAAGGCTTGAAGGTAATTACCTCAGAGAGTTTGTAGACCATTATAAGGGACTAGGTTTCACCAACGTCATATTGTGTGATAATGACTGGAAAGAAGATAACGAAGATGTCAAGGAAATTCTGAAGGATTACATCGAGAATGGTTTTGTAATTTATGAGGATTGGAGGAATAAGAAGAGCCAAGAGATTGGAAAACATGTCCAGATGTATGCGTATTCACTCATCTATGAGAAGTACAAGAATGACTACGATTGGCTTGCCTTCTTCGATGTGGATGAACAGTTGGAATTGGTAAAACACCAGAACATTGATGAATTCCTAGCTGATAAGGGTGATTATGAATGTGTATTGATTAATTGGTTCTGCTTTGGTGATTCCAATCAGATTGAAGCAGATTTTACCAAACCATTGAAGGAAAGATTTACAATTCCATGTCCAGTGGATATCAAGGTACAGTATGACTTCCCTGAAAATTTTCATATCAAAAGCATTGTTAAGGGTGGTCTACCTCAAGCAACATTCTATGGAAATCCACACATACCTACAAATCCTTTGAGGTGCTGCAACGCAAAAGGTCTTCAAGCTAACAGTAGCCCATTCCAACCAATTGATTTCAGCGTGGCATATCTTAAGCATTATGTCACTAAGAGCCTTGAAGAGTGGATGGAGAATAAGATGAGGAGAGGTGTGCCAGATGGCAGAACATGGGAACAGTTTCTTATGGCATATTCGCCAAGGTATTTCAGATATAACCAACTCACCCAAGAGAAACTGCAATGGTTGAAAGAACATAATATTCCAATTTAAAGGCATTCCTGTGCCCTCTAGAGCCTTTTTATGACATTAGATGATAAAGTACAAGGTAGTGATTAAAAAAAAGGCTACAGTGGCTTAATTTTAAGTCTTGTAAATTTATGGCGTATCATACGCATGCGCACATGCGAAAGAAAAACAAATACCAATAAAAAGAAAATCCCACACCTATCTTCACAGACAAGTGTGAGACTGTTAACTATAACATGAAAAAAATTATTGTTGAAAAAAAAATTCTTAATCAATTAAAATAGCACTCATCAATTGTGTACAGTCATATCACTTTATAACGCTATGCATATGTTGTAACAATGTTTCCCTTCTCTCAGTCAGATAATCGAGCAGCCTATGTGCTCTTGGACTGTTGTTCTCGTTGTTTGGGTATTTCCTATCGTCATACTCACACTTTGCTCTAAGCTGACGAATCAATACCTTCAAATCGTCATTGTCAAGTTCTACTGCAATCTTCATATTTCTTTCTTATTTTGTCTGTAATTGATTTTTGTGAATGGGATGG